TCGCCAACACAATATTCAGATATACCTAATAAATTGCAAACAGGACAACCAACGCAGATTTGGATTCAAAGATTAACAACAACCCCACAATATACTCTTTGGCCCGTACCAGATGACACGCAAACCTATACTGTTGCTTATTATCGTATAAGACAAATTTATGATAGCGGAACACCGGGTAGTAATAATATGGATGTTCCCAAGAGATTTATTCCTGCTTTGGTATCTGGTTTAGCTTATTATGTGGCTATGAAGCGACCAGAAGCGTCAGAGAGGCTGCTTATTCTTAAACAAGAATATGAAGAACAATGGAAATTAGCTTCTGAGGAAGATAGGGTTAAAGCGAATTTTCGTTTTGTGCCGTGGATATCTTATAATTAATGACACAGTTTGCAGAAGGTAAATATGCTTTTGGATTTTGTGATCGTTGTGGATTTCGTTACGATTTAAAAGAGCTAAAAGATGAAGTTGTCGACACAAGACTTAGTGGGTTCTTGGTTTGTCCAGAGTGTTTTGATCAGGATCAACCTCAATATCAATTAGGTAGAATGCCTGTTGATGATCCGATTTCTTTGGAGAACCCAAGACCTGATAAAGCTCAAGCAGAAAGTAGACGCTTATATGCGTTTGATCCTATTGGTGGTGGCGTTACGGCTGTTGGATCAAGAACAGTGGGTCTTGATATGCATGGTAAAGTAGGAACACTTAAAGTAACAACAAGTTAGAGGATAAGACTATGGGAAAGGGATATAAGGCTCCAAAGCCACAGACCAAGAAACAACAGTTAAAGGAAAAGGCGCAAAAAGCAAAAAATGTTATTTATAAATCACCTATACACGGCACGAAACTTGTAGGTTTCAGGAAAAAGTTTGCGAGTGGCGGAACAATAGAAAACTATAACGATCAAGTTAAAAGAAAATTTGGTAGCGGAAAGCTATAAAAAACAATGACTTATGCTGAATTAAAAAACTTAATACAGAATTATCTCCAGAACAGTGAGACCTCTTTTACTACTTATCTGCCCGATATGATTAAGCAGGCAGAGGATCGTATTCTTGAGAATGTTCAATTGCCTGTGTTTAGAAAGAATCAAACAGGTTCTTTATCTTCAGGAAATGAGTATTTAGGTATTCCGAGTGATTTTTTAGCACCTTATTCCCTATCCTATACAAGCAGTAGCAATCAAACATTTTTGATGAATAAGGATGTAAACTGGATTCGAGAAGTATATCCAAACAGTTCTACAACAGGTGAGCCAGAATACTATGGTATATTTGATAATGATTATTTTATCGTGGCTCCAACGCCAGATGCCGCTTACAATGTAGAATTGCATTACTTTTATAGACCCGCTTCAATAACTGCTGGAGGCGACTCTGGAACAACATGGTTATCAACGAATGCTCCATCAGCATTGCTTTATGCTTGCTTGATCGAGGGCTATGTGTATATGAAGGGTGAGCAGGATATGATGTCTGTTTATCATACAAGATATGAGTCTGCGTTAGGCAGGCTTAAAGTATTAGGAGAAGGCAGAGATCGAACCGATGCTTACAGATCAGGAGAAATTTAATTTTAATAATAGAGAGAAAAAATAATGAAAAAAACAAAAGTAGAGTCTTATAAAGACCAAGTTCAAAGAAAGTATGGGGGAGGCGATATAAAGCGATTTGGAGATGCTGGATTTATCCAACAAACTCCAGTTACAAGCCAACCCTCAACTGATCCAGACTGGCGGAGCGATCTTCCAAGTATAGGTTCTAGCGTTATTACACCAACTCCAATCCATAAAAAAAGAGTAAAAAGACAAGCTATTGGAACCGGCAAACGCGGTGGAAAGAGTGGTAGTCGCAATAGAAGAAAGGCTGCTCCTAGAGGTGCTAAAGGCATCCAACCTGCAAGAATTCCAAGGACTAAGATAGGTTAAATCACCCAAGAAAATGGAGGGCAAAAACATTGCCATAGTAGCTATGGGTCAAAGCCAGATAGACTTTCATTTGTCTCAGGTTCATAGTGTATTGTTTGATGAAGTATGGGCAGTAAATGCCATGATAGGTGTTTTGCCACGCATAGATAGAGCCTTTATATTAGACCCGATGAGTCGTTTTTTAGACACACACGATGCTGGTGAAATGACAGAAATGATGAGGCTAGTTTTACCTACTGCATATTATCCTATTTATTCTTGTGAATTAGATGAGAGGGTTCCTGCTGTTGAGGAATATCCATTAGAGTCTATTGTAAAAGAGCTAGGATGCTCTTATCTTAATAATACGATTGCTTATGCTATTGCTTACGCATTGTGGTCAAAAGTAAAGAGCGTTTCAATATTTGGGGTAGATTTTACCTATAAAAGCAATGTGCACTTTGCAGAGGCTGGTAGAGCTTGTGTTGAGTTTTGGTTGGCAAAATGTATGGATTCAGGGATATCTGTTTCAATTTCGCCAAGATCATCTTTATTAGATACTGATATTGAGCTTAAAGATAAATTGTACGGTTATCATAGATTAGATGATCCAAAGGTTACTTACCAAAATGGTGCTGGGATAAAGGTTTGTAAGTTTTCAGATATAGAAACTGAAGAAAAAAAGAAACCAGTTGGCATGATAGATAGGAATGATATAAATTTGAACCCGCCAGAACCTGAGAAATATTGATGGAAACTGATTCATTTACAATCTCTATAGGAAATTTAGGAGTTAAAACAACCAATCATAGGGGGCATACTCCAGAAGAAATAGCTGAGATGGCGACTGATAAAATTATTTCAGTAAGTGATACAGCACCAAACGAAATTAAAGCACAAGCACACGCTTTTAAAAATTTGTGCTATAAAATCATTGCTTATTATATGCATGAGGCGATTAAAAACCACATGTGTACAATAGGTAATCAACTAGAACAGCAAGGTCATAAGGACTTAGCTGAAATTATTAGGAGGCTATAATGGCTATAACACAAGCAATGTGTACTTCTTTCAAAAGTGAGCTTCTGCAAGCGGTACATAACTTTAAAGCATCTGGAGGAAACTCTTTCAAGCTTGCTTTATTTACTAGCTCTGCGACTATGAGCGCTTCTACTACAGCCTATGGCTCAGGTCAAGAAGCATCAGGAACAAACTATACTGCGGGCGGAGCAGCTTTAACAAATGTCAACCCGACAACATCAAGCACAACGGCTTATACCGATTTCTCTGATTTGACGTTTGGTACTTGCACAATTACTGCAAGAGGTTGTATGATTTATAACGACACAGCTACAGGTGATCCATCGGTTGCAGTTTTTGATTTCGGTGCAGACAAAACCAGCACAGCAGGTAGTTTTACCATATCTTTTCCAACCGCAGACGCAAGTAACGCTGTTATTAGAATAGCGTAAGGGCAGCTAATGGCTGCTATCACTGGCTGGGGTCGCAGTACATGGGGTTCTGGAACATGGGGTAATCCCGTCCCTGTTGAGCTTACCGGCTTGGCGGGAACTGGTGCTGTAAGTTCTTTAACCATTACCTGTGATGCAAATGTTGCAGAAACGGGTGTCTATGGCACAGGTGCGGTAAGTTCGCTTACTATTACTGGTGTTGCTAATGTTTCTGTTACAGGATTAGCAGGCACAGGGGCAGTAGCTAGTGTTACTGCTAGTGGTGGCGCGTTAGTTACAGAAACTGGTGTTTATGGTACAGGCGCAGTTGGTACGGTTATTGCCAATGGTGTAGCTCTTGTTGGCGTTAGTGGAACAGCATCGACAGTTTCTCAAGGCGATGAAACCGTTACAGGTGCTGCAAATGTTTATCCTACAGGATTAGCAGGGACAACCTCGTTAGGAACAATAACCCTAACGACTAATAATATTATATCAGTCACTCAAGACGCTATGACAAGCGGTCTTGGTGATATAACAGCTTCAACTCATGTAACTATTGCAGTTACAGGATTATATGGAACAGGTGAAATAACTGGACTTCTAGTATGGAGTCCGGTTGTTCCAGATCAGACACCAAGCTGGTCGGATGTTGGCGCTAGTCAATCACCTTCTTATTCAACTATTAGCCCATCTCAGTCACCAGACTGGAAAGATGAGGCAGCTTAATTTATTATGAGGAAATAATATGGCAACTTATGTAAACGATCTAAGACTTAAAGAAATCGCTACGGGCGATGAATCAGGAACTTGGGGCACATCAACCAACACAAATTTAGAGCTCATTGGAGAAGCATGGGGCAGTGGTTCTGAAACAATCACTGGAACTTCCCATACCATTACCATAGCGGATGGCACCTCAGATGCCGCCAGAGCCTACTCCCTTACTCTTGCAGGCTCAATCACCGCAACTAACACCGTAACTCTCGCACCGAATACCGTTAATAAAACGTGGATTATTCAAAACAGTGCGGGTTATCAAGTCACTATTTCTCAAGGCACAGGAGCCAATGTCGTTATTCCGAATGGCGGAATTAAGATGGTCGTCGCTGACGGCGCCGGAGCAGGCGCTGCCGTAACTGACGTACTCGATATGACAGGCGGTACAGGCAATGTCGGTCTAGGTTCTGGATCGCTCGGTACAGCCATGACCACAGGAACAGATAATGTAGCCGTTGGTGAAGCTGCACTTGATGCGTTTACAACAGGCTCAAATAATACGGCAGTCGGTGATAACGCTGCTGGGGCAACGACAACTGGCGCTTCCAATACTGCTATTGGAGCAGATGCTTTATTGCTAAACACCACTGCTTCTTATAACACAGCTATTGGAATGAACTCAATGGCAGCCAATACCACAGGAGCCGAGAACACTGCGGTTGGCTGGGATGCTTTAAAAGCAAATACTACCGCATCAAATAATGTGGCAGTTGGTACTACTGCTTTAGGACTAAATACCACAGGAACAGACAACGTGGCAATGGGTGCTTATGCCCTAGACGCTAACACCACTGGCTCAGACAACACCGCTATCGGAGACAACGCTTTAGGAGCGAATACGACTGCTGGTCATAACACTGCTATTGGTAATGGTTCTATGCTAGCAAACACCACAGGTGCTGAGAATACTGCTCTTGGTTCTCAATCGTTAGCATCAAACACCACAGCTTCTTATAATGTAGCTGTTGGTTTAAATGCTTTAACCACTAATACCACAGGAGCATCAAACGTAGCTGTTGGTAAAGGAGCACTTGATGCAAATACCACAGCATCAAATAATGTAGCGGTGGGATTAGATGCTTTAGGAGCAAACACCACAGGAACTTATAACGTAGCCGTTGGTTCTCTAGCCTTAGACGCAAATACAACCGCAAACAGCAACACTGCTGTTGGTTATGAATCTTTATCAACAAACACCACAGGATCAGCAAATATAGCTGTTGGTCATGCTGCTTTAGGAGCAAACACCACAGGAGCAAATAACACAGCCGTTGGTTATGCAGCTTTAGATGTAAACACTACTGGCACACAAAATGTAGCTGTAGGTGAAAACGCTTTAGGTGCGAACACTACTGCAAATTACAATGTTGCGATTGGTGGACAAGCATTAGTGCTTAATACTACAGGAACAAATAATGTAGCTGTTGGTTATGCAGCTTTAGATGCCAATACAACTGCTAATGGAAACATCGCAGTAGGAGTAAATGCATTAGGTGCTAATACCACAGGTGCTTCCAGTGTTGCCATAGGACATGAAGCATTGGCAGCGCAAACAACAGGGGGCGAGAATGTAGCAATAGGCTATGGTTCATTAGATGCTAATAATGCTTCAAATAATGTAGCAGTTGGTTATTTGTCTTTATCAGCAAACACCACAGGAGCAAATAATACGGCTGTTGGTTTTGAAGCCTTAAAAACAAATACTACTACTTCTCAAAATACCGCTATTGGGATGTATTCTTTAAAGGTTAATACTGCTGCTAATAATACTGGTGTTGGATATAATGCTCTGGTAGCAAACACCACAGGTTCTGCAAACGTAGCCGTTGGTAAAGATGCTTTAGACACCAATACTACTGGAGATAATAATGTCTCTATTGGTGTGGATTCCCTAGACGCAAATAC